GAACGTTGGGATCAGGCGGCTGCGGACAGTTACCGCGGCACCATCGGTTCGCAAAACGGTGGTGCTGACGGCCGCGAGAGTTGGCCGCGCGTCGGTCACTGGCGTGGTCGTTCTCGGCCGGCGCTTGACGATTCAGCGAACGTTGAAAGCCCTCGCGTCGGGCGTCCCGAGGGCTTTCGCGCGGCTGCCGTTCGCGAAGATCCCGTCGAGTACGGGCGGCACGACGATCATCAAGAAGGTTTTCACGTACGTGTTCGATGATTAGTCACGACGACTGAGGGGTCCAGCATGCCGAAAGACTCAACGGTCGCCGATCTTGACAACCTGCACCGCCAGGGCAAAAGTGCGCGCGGCAAACTCGAGGGCGTGTGGGCGATGAACCTCGCGTACTACCAGGGCTTTCAGTGGCTGGCGTGGGACGGCCGCCAGCTGTACGGGCCGCAGATGCGAAAGAGCCGCATCACCATCGTCGACAACAGGATTCAGCCGTGCGTCAGGACAGAGGTTGCGAAGCTCACAAAGAACCGCCCGTCATGGGTTGTGACGCCAAGGACCGCTGATGATTCGGACGCGAACGCCGCGCAGATCGGTGAGCAGATCCTCAGGTATCAGTGGACGCATCTCGGCATGAGCCAGAAGATCACGAAGGCGCTGCTGTGGTCAAGGATTTGCGGCGCCGGGTTTCTCAAGGCGTTCTGGGACCCAACATTGGGTGACGGCGTGCAGGTCCTCGTCGGCCCCGACGGTCAGCCGATCGCGGGACCGGACGGCCGCCCGATGCGCGCCGACGGCATGAACCCCGATCAGCTTTCGCAGCAGATGGGCGCCCAGATCCAGGTGAAGCAAGTCAACCAGGGCGACATTGCCCTGGAGGTTCGGTCGCCTTTTCAAATGTTTTGCGATCCGCTGTCGGACGTTTTCACGGAGTGCGAGTGGGTGATCGAGGAGTCCGTCAAAAGCGTTGATCATGTTTTGCGCCAGTACGGCGTGAAGCTGCCCGCGGACACGCCGGCGAACCCGGGGATCGTCGAGTCGAAGCTGGGCAGCCAGGCGGGCTCAAGTTCCGGTGGCTATAAGGGCGTGAAGATCCGCGAGTACTGGGCGGGGAAAGGCAGTGAGCATCCGAACGGGAAACGCATGGTTTGGGCAAAAAACACGCTGCTCGCCGAGGATGATCATCCGTTCGATGTTTTGCCGTACGTGATGCTGAAAGGCATCGAGGTTCCCGGCAGGTTGTGGCCCGGCTCGATCGTGGAGCAGCTCAGGGGCCCGCAGACCGAGCTGAACAAAGTCAAGTCGCAGATCGCGGAGAACCGCAACCGTGTCGGCAACCCGACGATCATCGCGTCGAAACAGTCGGTGCAGGACGCGGAGAAGTTCGCCGACTCGATGACGATGCCGGGCGGCGTGTACTTCTATGACGACACGGGCACCCCGAACGCCGTCCCGAGCTTCTTGAATGCCCCCCCGCTCCCGCCGTACGTGTTGCAGGAAATTGACCGCATCGAAAAGTCGATTCAGGAAATCGCCGGTCAGCATGAGGTTACCTCAGCGAACGTGCCGCCCGGCGTGACGGCGGCGTCCGCGATCAACTTGCTGATGGAGGCCGACGACACCAGGCTTGGCCCGGCCGTCACCGACTTTGAGCATGAGATCGGTGACCTCGGCCGCAAAGTCCTTGAGCTCGTCGCCCGGTTCTACACGGACACCCGCACAATTCATTTGGCTGGCGAGAACGACTCGTGGGAAATCTTTGACTTCAAGGGCGCGATGCTCAACGGCAACACGCACGTCCAGGTGCAGGCCGGCTCGGCGTTTCCGCAGTCGAAAGCGGCGAAGCAAGCCGCGATGCAGGACCTTCTCACGTTCTTTGTGCAGTCCGGCAACCCGCCGCACGGCCGCCAGCTCGCGCAGTTCCTGCGTGACTGGGGTGTTGGTGGCGCCGAACGCCTCCTTGAGGATTACTCGCGTGACGAGACGCAGGTGAACAGGGAGAACCAGCGACTCGGGCAGGGCGTGCCGGTGGCGGTGAACGAGTTTGACTCGGATCAGGCGCATCTCGATGGGCACCAGGATTTCCAGAAAACGATGCGTTACGAGTCGCTCGATCCGCTGGCGAAGCAGGTTTTTGCGCAGCATGTGGAGGCGCATCGTCAGCGGATCGCGCAGCAGCAGCAGGCGTTGATGGCGATGCAGCAGCCGCCACCGGACCCGAATCAGCCCCCACCACCGAAGCAAGGAGCTTGACATGGAACTTGAGATTGCCCCGCCGGTCGGGGCTGAGACTACCCCGGCCCAAGAGCCAGACCAGCCGGTGGCAGACACCGCCCCCGTCGGCAACCGGCCGCCGCCCGCGAACGCCGTCAAGGTTGACGGTGCGCACCGCCGCAGCGACAACGACGCGCTCGAAGGCGCGTTCGCGACGGTGATCGCCGGCGAGCATGCGGGTCGTCACGGCGTCTTCGACTGGGTCCTCGAGTATGGGGATGACGGGTATCCCGCCAAGGTCATGCTGTTGACGCGCGATGACCGCAACGAGCATCTCGAGGTTGCGTACAGCGACCTGCGGCCCGCGAGCGAGGGGAGGCGCTGATGGCCGTCCCGATTCGCGTGCATGGCGGCAACCGCCGCAGCGACAATGATGCTTTCGAGGGTGGTTTCGTGAAGGCCGTCAGCGGCGTAAACGCGGGCGTGATCGGTGTCCTTCACGAAACGAAGACGTTCAACACCGGCGGCGACGGCTATCCGTTGACGGCGGTCGTCGTCGAGGCGAAAACGGGCCGCTGGTTCGGGATGACGTACAGCGATCTGCGTCCCGTGTCGGCCACCGACCAGGTACGCGCATGATGGGAGCGAGCGTCCGCGCAACCCGGCAGCTGCTGGACGCGATCACGGGCTTCCGTACGGCGTACACCGCGGACGATCGTTTCCGTGAAGCGATCAAGGATCTCGACAAGATCGAGGAGCAGATCGAGAAGCTTGTGCCGGCGGCAGCGGACCGCGTTGATGATGCGGCGGACGAGCCGCCGCCAAGGACGCTGCCGGACGCGAACACGCGGGCGCGCGACGTGTTTCGTCGTGACCGTGGCACCCGGATGCGTCAGGAGCGCGATCAGCCGGTGCATGGCGAAACCGAGTTCAAAAACCCGTAAACCCGTAGCGCGATGACGCCAGGGCGAGCCACAGCCGCAAGGCCAGGGGCACCGTACAGCGCCAAGAGAAGAGGACGCAGATGGCCGACGAGCCGGCAGGAACGCAAGCACCAGTCGAGAACGCGGCACCGTACGCCGAGTATCTCGACAAGATTCCGGAGGAGCTCCGGGAGCAGGTCGAGCCCGTTTTCAAGGAGTGGGACGGCAACGTCACGAAGCGCTTCACCGAAGCGTCGGACTTCCGCAAGCAGTGGGAGCCCTTCGCTGACATTCCGCAGGAAGAAATGCAGTGGCTCGCGGCGTTTCGTCAAGCGCAGAGCGATCCGCAGCAGATCGCGCAGTGGTATGAGCAGTACGCCGCAGCGAACGGCCTCGCCCCGCAGGAACCGGAGCAGCCGCAGTACGGCGACCCGGACATCGCGGCGCTTCTCCAGCAGCAGTTCGAGCAGCACCTGACGCCCCTTCAGCAGCAGCTTGGGGCGCTCACGCAGTGGCGTGAGGAACAGGAGCAGGGCGTCAGGACGCAGGCCGCTGAGCGGCAGATCGAGACGCAGATCACGGCAATGACCGAGAAGCATGGTGAGGTCAGCCGCGAACTGCTGGACCGCTTCGTCGGGCCGTACATTCAGAGCGATCCGGAGCATGCGGTGGAGCGCGCGTACGGTGATTACGCGAAGTTCGTTGCGCAGATCGAGAAGCAAACGCTGACCCAGAAGCTGGGGCAGGCACCGGGTGCGGAGAGCGGCGGGTCGCCGGCGACGACACCGGAGCCGATCACGACGCTCGCGCAGGCCGCCGAGATTGCCCGTCAAAGGCTCCAAACAGCCCGAGACTGAAGGAAGCACCCGCAGGAACTTGCCACCCGCCGCCAGGGGTAGGAGCTACAGCGCCAAAGGGGCGCCAGGGGCCAGCTACAGCGGAGCAGTGATGGCAGCAGATCAAGTCACTGACCCCGCAAAACCAAACCCCAAACCCCGAATCCTAAATCCCCTGATGGAGGAATGACTGATGGCAACGCAGACGCTTTCAACCTTCGATGCGCTTTTGAAGGACGTGTATCGCGGCACGATCAACGAGCTGCTCAACCAGGAGACATACCTGATTGACCAGCTCGAGAAGCAGAACGTCAACGACCTCGGCGCTTTCACTGGCCGCCGCCTCGTGTTCCCCGTCCACGTGTCGCGCAACCGCGGCCGGGGCGCCCTGACGGATGGTGGGCAGCTTTCTGCCGCCGGCCGCCAAGGCTACCTCGATGGGATCGTCCTGATCAAGTACTTCAACCAGGCGATCGAGCTGACCGACATGGTGATCCGTCAGTCCCAGACCGATGAGGGCGCCTTCGTGCGCTCCATGACGGCCGAGATGGAGGGCGCCACCACCGATCTGCGCAAGGACATCAGCCGGATGGCGTACGGCACCGGCGATGGTGTTCTCGCAAACATCAACGGTGCGGGCGCCGCGTCGGCGACGCAGGCCGTTGACTCCGGCCAGTACATCGCTGTCGGCGACACCGTTGACGTTCTCACGAAAAGCAACGGCACGGTGAAGGCCACCGCTCTCACCGTTACCGCTGTCGTGTTCACGGGCACCGCGAACACCGCGACGCAGACGAACGCGAACATCACGCTGTCCGGCTCGGTCACGACCGCCGCGGGCGACTCGATCTACGTGTCCGGCAACCGCGTCAACGAGTCTGACGGGCTGCGCAACATCACGAGCACCGGCCGCATCCTGCACAGCATCGACTCGACAGCCAACCCGGTGTGGGACGGCAACATCAAGAACGTCAGCAACGCCACCGCCGGTGAGGACACGTTCATGCAGCTCGCGCAAACCATTCGTCAGCGGTCCGGCAAGAACATCGACATGTTCCTGACGAGCCTCGGCGTTCAGAGGCGTCTCGCGAACACGTACGCGTCAATGAAGCGCTGGAATGACGCGAACGCCGTCCAGATCGACGGTGGGTACTCCGCGATCATGGTCGCCGCCGGCAACAAGCCGGTGCCCGTCGTGTCCGACGTTGACTGCCCGAACGGCTTCGCTTTCGCGCTGAACAAGGGCTCGTTCGCGTGGGCGGAGCTCGCGAAGCCCGACTGGCTTGAGTCTCCCGACGGCCGCGGCAGCGTGCTGTATCTCAAGGACGGCTCGACCGCCGGCTCGAAGGTCACCGTGTGGCAGGCGTTTTGCGTGTGGTACGCGACGCTGGTCAACGTGGCTCCGCTCAGGAACGGTGCCCTGACGAACGCCAACGACGACGTGCCGGTCACCCGGCTGTAGGTTCCGGCAAGGGGGTGGCTGGGGCTACTTCCCAGCCACCCCCGTGATTCTATTTGGAGGCCCGCATGAACTTGACTTCGATCGCGGTCGTGATCGTCGGCGTGTGGATGATCCTGTCCGCCACGACCGTCGTCTCGACGACGTTGACGTTGATCCTCGGGATCATCGTTGTTGTCCTCGCGCTGCTTGACGCGACCAGCCCCTACCGCGCCCGCATGGCGCCCTGAAAGGCTTCTGATGGCTCTAACGTATGGCGCCCCGAACGTGTACAGCATTGGTGGGCGTTTCCAGTCGGTGACGACGGTGACGCTCGACGCTTCCTATCCGACGGGCGGGTACACGGTGACGCCCGCGTCACTGGGCCTGCCCGCGGGTTTCGTGGACGTGATCGACGCGAACACCGGCCCCGACTCGGGGTTCTTGGTGACGTACAACATTGCGACGAACAAGATGCAGGCGTTCGTGGGTGCCGCGGGTGCCGCGGACACGGAGGTCGCGAACGCAACGAACCTCGCGACGGTCACGGCGCAGCTCGTCACGACAGGTCGCTGATGAGGGTTCAGCCCGCGCACGTCAGCCAGCTGCTTGCGGCCGGTGACGGCTTTGTCGAGATCGCCGCTGACGTTGGCATGGTCGCGCAGGACCTCGCACGGATCGATCCGGCGTTGCGGGTGCGTTTTCAGCCGCATTGCGCCGAACCGTTTTTCGCGGTGTACTGCCAGCCGGATGAGCGCACGACGTACCTCGTGTTGACGGTGAAGGCGTATCAGGGCGCGACGGGTGCGTGGCTCGGTTTGGATCAGCGAGTGGTTCGCGAGTTTGAGCGGATCGGCGCCACCGGCTACGACTATGTTGGGGAGATCGACGCGCAGCGCGTGAAGATGGACCGGGCGCAGAAGGACCGGATCACGGAGAGCCTCGAGCAGGCCGGCCGCGATGGCTGGGAGTTGTTGAGTCGGTTGCGCGGCCGCAACTGCGGGCACATGAGCGTTGGATCGCTGCCGCCCGCGGTGTGAGCGCCTGACGCTCGGCGTGAGCGACCTCGCTGGTTTCGACGTGCTTGTCTGCGTGGTGTGCGGGCGCCCGATCCGGGCGGTCCCGCGGGGCGTGCCGCGCCCGCCCGCAGCGAAGAAGGATCAACCGGGTGACCTTGCGCGCGCCCTGCGGGCCGCGAGACGAAAGGGGCGACTTTGAATCTCTTGCAGATGAGAACCGAGGTCTTGAACACGGGGTTCGACCCGATCGCGTACGGCGCGCGCATCAACGACTACCTGAACAACGCGCAGCAGAGCGTCGCACGCCAAGTCGACTTTTACGCTGATGAGGCGGTGCAGACCGTTACGACTACCGTTGGCGTCGCGAAGTACGCGTGGGCGACGGATCTCGCGAGGGTGCGGTCCCTGTTCAACTCGGTCACGAACGTCGAGCTTCAGTACGTCGGCCTGAAGGACATTGACCGCAGCGTCGCGCAGTCCGGTGAGCCCCGGTATTACGCGACGGACGGCTTGAACTTTCATTTCTTTCCGACGCCGGACAGCGCGACGTACACGCTGACGGCGCGCTACTGGAAGCTGCCGGCAACCCTTGTCGCGGACACCGACGTGCCGGTGCTCCCCACGGACTACCACAACATGCTGATCAGCTACGCCCTGTGGCAGTGCTATGAGCGTGACGACGACATTCAGACGGCGCAGTACCATCAGAAGGTTTTCAAGGGGATGCTCGCGGAGTTCGCGACGGACGTGAAGTTCCCAACCTCCGACGAGCCGCATCAGGTTCGGGGGATGTGGGAGCAGGCGCCCACGTTGGGCGGCAGCTCGGTGTGGGGCGGCGGCGACTACTGATGACGACGGCGCTGCCGTTCGGCTACGCTGCGTTTCAGGGCGGCGTCAACACGAAGGACGCGACGTCGCTGTTGACGGATGACCAGGCCCGCGACATGCTGAACGTGCAGTCCAGCCGGACCGGCGCGATCGTGAAACGCAACGGCTTGAGCACTTTCGCGTCGCCGCCCGTGGCGTTGACTAGCCTGTTTGCGTTCGAGGCTGCCGGACCGTTCCTTGTCGGTGCGGGCGCAACCAGCCTTTATTCGGTTGGGACGGGCGGCGCGGTCACCGCAATCAAAACGGGCCTGTCGAATAACGCCAGGTGGTCGTTTGTGCAGGCGCCGGTGATCGGCGCGCAGGGACCCCTGTTTGGCATGAACGGCGTGGACGTCCCGCAGCAATGGGATGGTGTTGGGGCTGCGACGGCAGCGTGGACGGCGACCGCTGGGGTGCTGCCAAACGGCACGATGAGCGTCGTGCATCAAAACCGCGTGTTCGTTGCGGGCGTGGCGGCAACGCCATCGAGGTTGTTCTGGTCGACGCCGGGTGACCCGACGAGCTGGCCGGCGGCGAACGTGGTGGATCTCGACCCGATGGACGGGGAGAGCATCACGGGGATTGGTCTTGTCGGGCCGTACCTGCTGGTTGGCAAGGCCCACAAGTTGTTTGTCGTGACGAATGGCGACACGGGCGCGAACCGCCGGTTGTCAGACAGCGTGGGGATCGCGTCGCATCGCTCGATCGCCTCAGGCCCAGCGGGCACGTATTTTCTCAGCGATGAGCGCGGCGTGTACGTCACGAACGGCGCGAAGCTCACCGTCCTCTCCGACTTGATTCAGCCAACGGTCGACGCGATCCTGCCGGCGCAGAAGATGAACGCCGCGGGCGTGTTCTTTCGCGGCCACTACTACCTGTCGGTTTGCAACACCGGAACCGCGAACAACCTGACTTTGGATTGGGACTCGACGCTGAACTCGTGGTGGCTCCAGTCGATTGCGAGCAGCCAGTTCGCGCTGTGGCACCCCACGCCAACAGGCCAACTGTTCTCCGCGAAAGCGGGCTCCGCGATTATCGACCAATGCTTGGTGCCCGGGGTGTTCACCGACAATGGGGCGGCAATGACGTGGGTGTGGCGCGGCCCGTGGCAATCCCCAAGCTTTTACCGGCGCCGCCGCTTCCCAACACCCTACTTCCGCAAGCGCCTGCGGCAGGTCAGGGTAAAGGGCCAGGGCCGCGTGGACGTGTCGGTCGCGAAGGACTTCACGGCAACCGAGACGCTGCTGCGCTCCGGTGTTTTTGCGGTGTCGAGCAGCCTGTTTGGTGCGGCGGACAGCTCGAGCTTCGGTGGCACCGGGATAATGGGCGACACGCCGGGCTTGCTCGATGCGCGCCTGCATTCGCTGGGTGTCGCCTTCGCTTTCAGTTTGGTGTTTGGAGCGACGAGCACGACCGCGGACGTGGTTGAGACGTACGTGATGTTTTTGGTTGACCGAGTTGACGGGAAGGTGAGCTAGTGGGCCAAGTGACCTACGCGGTCCCCGTCGTGGGGCAGCCGAACAGCACGGAGGACGCGAAGATCGCGACAGCGTTGACGCAGATCGCGACGACGCTGAACGGCCAGATCGACACGACGAATCTGGCGGCTGGGATCACTACGCCAGCGGTGGTGGCGGCGTTGCCGGGGTCCCCCGTTGACGGCCAGCAAATCTATTTACTGGCTGACGCGACGAATGGCGTGGTGTGGCATTTGCGTTACCGGGCGGCGTCAGCATCAGCCTACAAGTGGGAGTTCGTGGGCGGCGGGTTACTGCAAGTCACGAACAGCGCAACTCGAACGGGCACGTCGGCGGGCATAAGCAGCACGATGGCGATCGGCGCTGTAGCCGGGAACACTGTCACTGTGCCACTGGCGGGCGACTACGACATTGACGTGCTGATAGTCAACTACAGCACCCCCACGAGCGTTTCGTTTGGCGCGAACGTGGTGACGACGGCGGCGCCTACGGTCCCTCTAATGTCCATCGCCGCGCTCGGGCCTACCGCCCCGTCGACACAGTACGCGACCGCAGCGTCGTTCGGCGCTGTCCTGGCTATCGCCGCTGGCACAGTCCTGACGCCCGGCATTACGTTCACCGGGGCAACAATCGCATGGACTACCGCAGGCTCGGAGTTGCGCATTCGTCCTACGCGTGTTGGCTGATGACGCGCTTCCCGTTCACGAAACTTCCCGTCGAAGACCTCGACGACGTGACGCTCGACCTTGACCAGGTCGCCGACAGCGCGCTCAGCGTGCTGCGCTTCGGCGCCGGGGTGCCAGCCGTCACGCTCGGCGTCGACGGCGACTTTTATCTGCGCACAGATGGTGGCGCGGGCACCGCGATTTATCAGCGTCGCGCCGGCGCGTGGGTGGCAACAGCGGCATGAGGGACATGGGAGGGGCGGCATGGCTTTAGCTCCACCGCAGGTCGCCTCGAGCAGTCCGCAGCCGACGACGGGGACCGCAAAGTTCCCGGCGGCGAAGCCCGGGTTCCGGCCGGGCGGCCTTGGTGGGACGCTTGCGGCTGGTGCGATCGGTGGCGCGACTGGTGGGATCAAGCAGGCCCCCACGCCCGGTGCGCCGGCTCCTGCGGCCGTTGGTGGACTCGGGCCCGCCCCCGCCTCCCCTTCCGGCTTCGCGCTGGACTCAACGGCACTCGGTCAGATCGCGCAGCATCAGTTCTCGACGAACCAGTCCGTGACGGGCTTGAATCAGCAGGGCGCGTACGCGCGCACGGACCTTCAGAAAGCTTTGGCTGGCTTGGCGCAAAAACAGCCGTTGGAGACGCAGAAGACGGTTGAGGGCTACAACCATCAGGGCCTCCTGTACAGCGGGCATCTCGGGCAGTCCCTCGGCCAGTTGGGGCAGTCGTTCGCTGACCGGCAGGCGTCGTTGAACTCGAACTTTACGCGTGGTGAGGCTGGCCGCCAGTCGCGGATCAGTGGCCTCGGTGAGGCCGAGAAGCTTTTCGAGCAGCAGGCGGCGTCCGGGTCAACGGGTCGCCAGACGGCGCAGGCAGCAGCGGATCAGACGATTGGGCTTCAGGCCCAGCTTGCGCAAGCGATCGCCGCCGCGCAAGCCGCGCAAGCCGCGCAAGCCCCGCAAGCCCCGCAAGCCCCGCAAGCCCCACGAGCAGCACCGCAGGCTGCCCCGGCCACGGGCCCGGTCATCCTTGGTCCCGGTGCCGCGGCCAAGGTTGCCGCCGGCGGGAGCGGAACGGGGATCG